CAGCATCTCCAGTTGGCGCTGCAGGTTCTAGTGTCACTCCTACCTCTGCTGCCTCTAACGTTGCAGGTACAAAAGCAATTCTTGGAACTGGTGATCAGCAAGAATGGGCGACACAGTTCCTCAGTAGAATTGGAGCACCGATAACAGACACAAATCTTAAGTCTGTTAATACATGGATGCGCTTTGAAGGCGGTCACTGGAAGAACTCTGCTCATTACAACCCTCTCAATACAACCTTGGACATGGGCGGGTCTGAGATCATGAACTCCCATAACGTAAGACGCTACAAGTCTATGGAAGAGGGTCTTGACGCTACTGTCAGAACCATCCTTGGAAACAAGTCTGCCGAACGTGGTTACGATGCCATTGTTGGTGCTTTGAAGAACAACGCTGATCCTCAAACAGTCTTTAACCTTATCAACGAGAGTAGTTGGGGAACTAAGATTCGTGGAGGAGCAACTTCAGGTTACGGAGCATCTATACCTCAAGGAACTGTTGTTTCAGGGGACAAGACAGTAAACATAACTGTGAAGTTTGATGAAGCAAGTGATCTAACAGCCATGAGGTTTGCTAAGCAGGTGCAGAAGTTCTTAAACCATAACAATGAAAACTCAATGATTGGAAACTCCTAGTGACTAACCAGGCAGATTACTCAAAAATTGAAAGTACCATCTCATCTTCTAGAAATAAGTCTGCTGCTGCAAATGCGCGAGCAAATGCGTACTTTACTGATGAAAAGAAACGAGAAATCGCTTCTTATCAAGCAAAGGCTGACGTTGTCTACAAAGAGTACAAATCTTACGTTAATGCTATTACAAAACTTGAAAAAGAAATTGCTACTGGGTTCCTGCTTCCTTCACAACTTGCAAATGCTAGAAATAATTTAAATATATTAAAGAATAGACGAGATGATTCGTGGACGCGTTACACGAATTTAACAAGTAGAGTTAACAAGTTAAAAGTGTTAAAAAAACCAACACCTTCTACAACTTCTAGAACAACCTCTAACACTAAACCTAGTGGCCCTGTAACAGTTGTAGATGGAGGTAAGGTAAACCCTAAAGGACCTTATCAATACAACGCTCCTCTGTTAAAGAATGCTTTACACAACCCTCTCGGACCACAAGCATCCTCTCTAGATAACGTCTCTATCAACCAAGGAAACTACACAGATGCTAGACAAGCGTGGACTGGAGTTACTCCTGGACGTGGAACCTTCCAAATGGACAAGAAGTTTGTTGTAGAACAATTAGATGGACTTAATAGAAGCAACTCTAAACAAGTTGATGATCAATTGTATGGCTTTAAGTTTCTTTACAACCCTACCTCTGTAACTATGGGTTGGGGCATTCAAGGAGCAGTTAATCCTGAGTACCAAGCAAGTGGTAAAGACGAAGCCATCCCAATTTCTGCAGGATTATTTTCTTCTCAAATTCAGTTTTCAATTATCTTAAACAGAATTGAAGACATGAATTACCTAGACAAACTTGGGTATGTAAGTGCACAACAAAAAAAGATTACTAACCCACCCTCTGAACTAGACCCTGCTCAACGAAGCAGAATTTATTCTGCAAACGTTATTGGCAACTCTCCTTATGGAGAAAACGTCTCTATCGAAGATCAACGAGAGATTTATAATAAAGGAACGATGTACGATCTTGAATACCTATTTAAGACTATCAATGGTCCTCACGCTACCTTTAAATCTGAATTAAACGGAACAACTGCCGATCGCGGTTACATGCGTATGTCAATTCTAGAATTACACTTAGGAGCAAACTTACGCTACAGAGTTCGTATCTCAGATCTTGGTATAAATCACACTATGTTCAATAACAGAATGATCCCTATTCTTTCAACAGTTAACTTTACTTGTCATCGATTTATTGATTACAGCATTCAAGATAAGGTGAAGGAGTGAGGTTAATTAAATGATTTTTCTTGATAGCAGATATGCGGATGGCAAAGTCTACAAGGCTTTTGACGCTAGATCTAGCACCTACGAATTGACAGTTAACCGTGAGTTTCCTAGTTACACGGCATCCTTCTTTCTGTACAACTGGATTGAGACTGATCGACTCGACAACTTAGCCTTGCGATACCTTGGTGCATCAAACCTGTGGTGGAGAATCCTTGATATTAACCCTGAGATTCTTGACCCATTCTCTATTGCTCCTGGTACTCAACTAAGGATTCCAAATGAGTAGTACGTACCAGAGTCGTCAAGGTTCTGGGTTCACCGTTTCTTACCCAGATTTTCCTGGGTTTGATACAGTTCCTCAAAACTTTAGGCTGTATCAAGAGGCTGGTAAACAAGACATCATCGAAATAACGTATCCATACTCTGACTCTTTCTACACAAAAGTTTTGAAGACAGGAGTTCCACTTCATGTAAAGTGGAGAAACGACTCCGTATCAGGTGAGTTCTTCGGCTATGTCTACGACTCGTCTCCTCGAACAGCACAAGGAATGAACCGTCGAGTAGTTGTTAGAGGGATAGGCGCTTCTCTTGGGTTAAAGCAGGGAGAAGCAAAGATCTGGACTAACAAGACTGTTACGGAAGTGGTTGAAGAGATTGCTAAGAAGTTTAAGTTAAAGCCAAACATTACTCCGCACCCATTACGTCTAAGTCAGATAACAATGACCTCTCATTCGTATTGGGAAAAGATTCAAGAACTTGCTAGAAAGATTGGGTATGTAGCACAAGTCTCAGGGACTGATCTTTACTTTCACCCGATTGACAATATGATAAATCAATTTATGACTGTAGTTCCCGTACTTTCTTTCGAGGAGGCAGAGACTCGTGAGTACAGCGGCCCTGTCTCTCATACGTTAGACACCTTCCAACCTAAAGTAGGTGACCTAAGTTCTGGTGGAACATACAGTCGAAAAGATAAAGTCATTCATGGAATTGATCCTCTTACAGCAAAATCCTATACGACTACCTCTTCCCCTAATCAGGTGGGAAAGAAACTAAGGTCCTCAACTAAAGAGCCCCTATTCAAAGAGGTTCTCTCTTCTTCGGTATCGGCTAGTCCTGCAGTTGCCAAGATGATTGCTGAAGCCAATGCAAATCTCTCAGGATTCTCAATCCTGGCAGAAGGAACTGGCCAAGGTAATCCCAACATTGCTCCCTACCGAACTGTTGAGATAAATGGGACTGGAAGCACCACTGATGGTTACTGGGTTATAAAGAAGGTAGATCATTTCATAACTTGGGACGGTCGTTACTCCGTTGAGTTTACCTGCATGACTGATGGAACTGGACGTAATAAAGCCAGTGCCTTCCGTCCCCTGACTGCTTCTACAATTCCTATCAGAAATATTGCTCATGAACTTACGACAGGGGTATCTAGTCGACCAACATCTACTAGAATAAGTGCACCAGCCACTATGGTCAAAGAAACTCAAAGCGGCTACAAAATCACTCCAAGACGATGGGTAGGTAGATAATGGCTGAAGTTGCAATCTCCTTGCCTTTCTCTATAGATCCTTATGGACGTGTAGGTACCACAACAGACCAGACAAAGATTTGGGCTGACAAAGTTCGTTCTGTTATAGGCACGGCACTGAGAGAACGAGTAATGCGTCCAAAGTTTGGAACAGACATCCCTCTATCAGTCTTTGAAAACCAAGAGGATGCTCAGACTCAGATTGAGTTTGAAGTCAACCAAGCCTTTAACGACCAGTTACAGAAGTTGACTCTGCAGTCTGTCAGCAGTGTCTTTGATGAGTACACAGGCATTATGCAGGTGGATGTTACCTACGCTTTGCCAAATGATGAGGTAACTAGCACCTCAATAGGATTAATTCGAATTGAAGGAAACGCTATAGCAATTGAGGAGAACCTGTGACCATAACCCCACCATCCACTATCCCCGTATCGATCGACTACACAAGCAAAGACTACTTTGCAATTCGATCAGAACTAATCGCACGTATTCAAGATCGTGTACCTGACTGGACAGCGGCTGACCCAGCAGACTTTGGTGTCGCACTCGTGGAGGCGTTTGCTTACATGGGCGACATACTCTCCTACTACATCGATCGAAATGCTAATGAGGCGTTCCTAACAACAGCGACCCAACGTAACAGCGTTCTAAATATTGCACAGACTTATGGATACACACCTGCAGGTTACCGTCAAGCCTACGTAACACTAGAGTTTAGTAACACATCTGCCTCTTCTGTAACCATCCCTGAAGGAACGGTCGTTACTGGAGAAGTAGTTATTGGCGATACGGTTCAAACTGTTTACTTCACAACTGGTGCAGATGCAGTTGTTCCAGCAGCAGTAGGAGCAACTCCTGGAACAGAAATAGTAACTGCTGGAGAGGGACGATCAGTTATCCTTGTATCAGACAATGCAACTACTAACGGTGAACTTATTGGAACATCAACAGGTCTTCCAGCCATGCGTTTTGAGTTAGGTGAGACACCTGCTGTTGACGACTCCGTACAGATCTATGTGCAAGATGGAGACATCTACACTAAGTGGACACAGGTACAGCACCTCCTTGACTTTGGCCCAACAGATCAGGTGTTCACCGTCTCTACAGATGAAGACGACATCGTTACAGTCTTATTTGGCGATGGAGTGTCAGGAGTTATACCGACACTGTACTCAGAGATTCGAGCAATCTACACAGTCGGTGGAGGATCTTTTGGTAACGTCTCCTCAGACACTTTAACCTTCATTGACTACGTTCCAGGGCTATCTGAGATTCAAACCTCAGCACTTCAAAGTATTGTTTCTGTTTCAAATCCTGATCCAGCATTAGGAGGATCAGATCCAGAAGAGACTGACCAAATCCGTACTGCAGCAGCCCTTGCTCTTCGTGCAAACAATCGAGCAGTAACACTGCAAGATTACGCTGATCTATCTTTAGCAGTCACTGGTGTTGGAAAGGCAAATGCGGAAGCGGCTGTATGGACATCCGTCACCGTATACATCGCTCCAACTAGAACAGCAGTAGACTCAGACCTTGCACCAGGATTAGATGATGCTGGAGACACAACAGTTGAATGGGATAACGTTTCGACAGATGTTGAGGAATACTTGGCTGACAAGATCTTGTTGGGAACAACAGTGACTGTATCCCCACCTGTATATGTAGACATCACAGTCAGTTTTACATACACAAGATTAAATCAATACACCTCGACAGAGGTCGAGACTGCTATTAAGAACAGACTCCTCACTGACTTTGGATATGTAGGAATGAACTTCCAAGACACAATCTATCCACAAGATCTTGAGTTTGTTCTGCAACAAGTTCCTGGAGTAAAGACTGCCAAAGTTACACAGTTGTTCCTCACAGGAGGATCGGCAGCACTTAACAACTCTCTAGTCGGTGGAGCAGATGAGATCTTCCGTTTACTGGAAGAGAACTTAAACATTACTGAGGCGTAATGGATATCAAAAGACTTTACGGAATTTATAGAGGAGTTGTTGCGGATCGCAATGACCCTGACAATTTGCGACGAATCAAGGTACGAGTTCAAACTACAGGGTCTGAGATGACTGATTGGATTTGGCCTATAGAACCATCGAGTATCCATACAGAGGTTCCTGTAGTTGGACAGGGGGTATGGGTAACCTACCTAGGAGGAGATCCTGAATACCCTGTCTGGTTGGGGTCTTTTGGAAAAAATCAAGGACTTAATAAACAGATCTTTATAAAGCCTTTAGAAAACTCGGTCTCATTAACAGGGTTAACTTCACACATAGTTGTAGTTAACCAATCTGACGGAACATCTGAAGTAGATTTAACAGCAACCTTGATGGCTATTGCTAACAAGGTAAAGACTCTTGAAACTAAAGTAACTACTCTTGAAGGAAAAGTTGCAACACTAGAGGGCAAGGCTCATACCCACCCGTAGTTCAGGCAGTAAATAGGCGGCAAACCAACGAAAATAGATACATTGAATTGAAAGGAAGACCGTGACAGCCACATACCCAGCCTCGATCAAGTCATTTAGCACCAAGACAGACTTCATCGACACAGTCCTTGCTGAGCATGTCAACACTCTGCAAGAAGAAATTAACTCAATTCAAACAAATTTAGGTACCCTGATTAAGACAGGTTCTGGATGGGTTGGGTCATTCGACGTAATAACAACCAACTGGAATACATTAAAGGACCGACTAGCCAACATCGAGTACGGCTTGTACGACATGTACACCGCTGTCCCTACAGGAGGAACTGATGGTCAAGTACTAACTAAAACCTCTAGTGATGACTACGAGACCGAGTGGTCAACAATTGACGCTCTACCATCTCAATCAGGTAACAACGGTAAGTACTTAGTAACTGATGGATCTACAGCCTCTTGGACTACAGTAGTCACTGGCGCAGACCCACTAAGCGCCTTCCTGCTCGCTGGCTGCTAAGGAGTAACTAACTCGTGGCACGTTACGGTAATTTTAGTTATGCAAGTGCAAAGTATGGACTACAACCACGACTTGCTTTCTCTGTTGAACCGATGGACTTGGTGGTCTTAGACTTCACCAAGACACGTGTTGAGTGGCAAACCCCAACAGGAAACTTTACAAAGATCCGTCTCGTAAGAAATCAAACAGGATTTCCAGAAACAGCAGAAGATGGAATTGTAGTTTGGGAAGAGGCTGCAACTGAAGGAACTGTGACTCGATCAACCTTCGTTGACTCTGATGATGCTGAAATTGCTATCCCACCTATTACTCCTGGTCAACAGGTTTACTATCGTATGTTTTTGTTTATTGATGCTGGTTACTGGGTAGTGGCTGGACAGATTACAGACACTGTCCCTTCAGATCATAATGCTCAAAAAAGAATTATGGATATTATTCCAAAAGTATTCACAAGCCAGATCCAAAGCCCATTAGGTGTAACAGATGAGAACTCAGCACTGTATGCCTTTATGGAAGGTATGTCATTTACCTACGAACAACTGTTGACTCAGATTGACTTGCTACGACCTAACCACTCATTTGAGTCTGGTGCATTTGCTTTATTGCCTATTGAGACTTTGAACTTCGGTTTAGATCTAGAACCAAATCTTCCAGTAACAAATCAGAAGCGCCTTATTCGTGAAGCAATTTTTATGTACACTCACAAAGGTCTATCCGACGGTATCCAGACTTACGCAGAATCTCTAACAGGGTATGCACCCACACTTACTCTTTCTGAGAACCTATTACTATCTGTACAAGACAGCACGTTCTACGGTTCAGTAGGGAATTGGACAGCAACTAACGCCACTCTCTCATCAAGCACAGAACAAGTTGCAGACACTGGCGACAACGTCATCGACGGGACAGACACCTGCAAGATCATTGCGAGTGGTGCAGGTTTGATGAGTCTTGGAAACTTACTGCCCATCACTAAAGGCGTTCCAGTAACGGCTGGTACCGAGTACATTATGTCTTTGAAGTTGAAGTCTCCTACAAGTGCAGGAAACATAACTCCACAAATCTACTACTACGATAAGAATACAACCTTGTTATTTAGCAAAGCAGGAACAGCAGTTGCTGCAAACAACACCTGGAAGAGTGCAAGCGTTATCACGGATGCACCAGCGGCTCAAACAGCAGTGTTGACAGGAGCAGTGGGGTCATCAGGCTCTATTGTCTACACCACAGACGATCCTCATACCTACCTTGTTGGTTCAGTAGTAACAATCACTGGATTTTCTACAACTGCCGTTAACTTAAGTAACGTCACTATCACAGCGGTTACATCAGATACCTTCACAGTTGCAAACGCTTACACAGGAACTGCAACAGGCACTGGTTCAGTAAAGACTCTAGAAGCAAAGTATGCCTCTCTTGGGATCTCATACTCTGCTGCTGGTACCTACTACGTAGATCAAGTGTGTGTTCAATCAGGAGACACAGTCGACTACGACGAAGCAAGAGCAATCGATATCTTTCTTGACTCTTCAAAGATTAATTACATTAAGAACCCGTCATTTGAAGAAAACACAAATCAATGGATCATCACAGCAGACGATAGTTCAGTAGTCTCTGTTGCTCCAGACGACATCAGTGGAGGAACAGAGTCACTTAATCTTGACATCTCTTCTGGAGCAACTATAGAAACAACTACTGGATCTCTACCAGTACTAGACAAGTACTACACATTTTCCTTCTACGCTAAGGGCTCGACAACAAGTACTGGCACGATCACTCTGACACCAGAAGATGATGGAGTTGGATTAGCAGCAGAGGTAAGTAGTGAGTTTACACTCAGCACTGATTGGCAAAGATTTACAGTCACAACATATGTAGATGCAGATGATGTCACTGTTGATCTGACGGCAACGGCGACCATCGAGTTTGACGCAGACTCAGGAGAAGAGGCATGGGTTGATGCAGTTCAACTAGAGGCGTCTCCATTTGCCTCTGACTACTACGACGGCAGCCTTGCCTCACAATTTGGCGCTGTATGGGAAGGCACTCCTAACGAATCTCCTACACACCTATACCCTAACAAGCCTTTTAAGATACCTCGTTTGGCACAGACGCTTGATGGTTGGGTTCCTCCTAACTCTTTCTGGCGTCTCCGTTCATTTGCTGGGGTGGAGTTTACCAACCTGACGGTGTAGGCTCCAGGTCATGGTTGACCTACTTATCACGATCCTCATTGCTGGAGTTGCAGTTACCTACGTCATAGAGTTCATAGAACTTATTACGACAGGTATGTTTGGCGTTCCTCTCCTCAATAAATTCTTAACACTTCCATTAAGTTTTGGCGCTTTAATTTCCCAAAACTCTTTAGACATGCAATTCATAATTGCAGTCCCCGCTATTGCTACAGTTGCACTTCTACTTAGCAAGTACTTAAATAAACCAAGGGTTGTACAACAACGACTACCACGACTATAGGGGAACAACATGAAGCGGATGATCTTATTAACTTTTGACCCAAGCGCTGATGTGTACTACCCGCTTGTAGAATTACTCGGCAAAGAATATGTGAGTGAAGTTCTTATTCCAGTAATCACTAGAGGAGTATTTACAGAAACTGCAATCAATGCCGTTAAAGAGCAGGGTATAGACTTTAAAATCTACCTAGATGTAGAGACTACTATGGATGGACTAGAGGAAGAAGCAGATCAGATAACTATCTGCAGTAATCCAATCAAAGAGTTACTAAACTTGATTACTCCAGATGACATCCTTGCCATGGCATGGGATGACTCTGATGAGGCACACATGACTCTACACTCTCTAGAGGATTTTGGCCTTGAGATGTGGAACATCAAGGGCACACTCAATCCCATCGAGATGGATTACACAGAGGACACTACGGAGGAGTTGCATGATGCCATGCAGGAGAGCCTCGCCTCCTTCATCGAGATCTTCTCTGCCTACATAGCCTCTTCGGTCTTGGATACCCTGATGGACACCATCACAGAGCGGCTGGAGCAGGAGTTAGGCACCAAGGACATCAACCCCTTCAAGGATGACGACACCCTGTGAGAATCCCACATGAGGCCTATACCGCTGACCTGACCGATTATCAGTTCCGACTGCTGTCTACCATATGCCACTTAGCGGGCTCTGGAGGCCGTCTGCAGGCCTCAGCAGCCCAACTTGGTATAGAGACTGGCAACGTCCATGAGAAGACCGTCCGTAGAGGCCTTGCAGCCTTGGAAGAGGCTGGCTTCATCAAGCGAACTCGGACCAAGAGAGCCAACGGATACCGTGGGATAGACTTACTGGACATTACAAGCCCAAGCGGGACGCTAGAGTTCCCTAACCTAGGGGACGCAAATGTCCACACCTCACATGACTATAAGTCACGTAGCCATATTACTAATAAGTCATTAGTACCTAATAGCAAAGATAGTAATCAATTAAAAGATATTAGAAACACCGAAGGTGTTTCAATGAAAGAGATACGAGTACCTATGAGAAAATGGGAAGATGATTCAGACAATCTTGCAGGCTTCGGCCTTGTTGAGGAGCGGGACGTTGTTCAACCGAAGATCCGCAAGTCCGACCCAAAGACCAGAGGCAAGCGACCTGAGCATGAATGGACTCCCATGGACGTCGCTGCTGAATTCTCATATCGAGTTGGTAAACGCTACCCGCTCCTCCCAGGCACCGTTAACGTCAGACAGTTATCAGGAGCCCTCAGCAAATTCAGAAAGCAATACCAGACCACAGCCCTAGTCGAGTTGGAACTGCTCAAGTTGTTTATGGCAGATGAGCGCAACTTCCAAAACATCGGGGATGAGGCACCCCATCTTTACAAGTTGTACCTTGCATCCTTTGGCAAGAAGATGAACCAAGCCCGTGAAAATTTGGGGCTAAACAAAGTCAATGCTAAGGTCGATACATCTGTTAAGGTCTCCACCCTTACAGCCAGCGATGGCAAGGTCTTCCAGAATTCATTATCTGGTCGTGCACAACTAGAGCGATACGAAAAAAGATTAGGAGCAGATAAATGATTCTAGATACAGGAACGATGATTGCAGTCATTATTGCACTTGCTGGTTCAGTAACTGTGATGTGTTTGTTTTGGAGAGAGAACGTCTTTTTACAAAAGCAAGTAAGACAACTACTAGAGGAGAAGAACAATGGCTAAGAAAGTCGAAGCAACATTTGTAGCAACAATTACTTTGAACACCGAGAAGGCTGGCGGATGGCTTGCAATCGTTAGCGCACAGCGACCTGCTGGAGAGTCTGTTAACTCTATCCAACCTGCAGAAGGCATCAGCGAGTACACCGCATGGAAGAACGCATCTGCCGCAAAGCGCTGGGTCAAGGAGCAAGTCCTCAAGCACACACCTCGCAAGTCAGTCAAAATGGTTGCAACTGGAGCACTTGATGCAAAGGGAAAGCCAACAGCATTTGCTGGATCACTAACCTTTAAGGTTGATAACACTTTCACATTTACTAAGTAACGGGAACCATGTACGACATCAATCAACTGTCTGCTTTAAAGAAGCACTGGCTACTGCGTACCTCAAATATCCCACGTCGCTTTCTAGGTCTTGAACAGCAAGACATAATCGACAGGGCTGGAGAGTTTCCTAGCGAGGTATCGACGTGGATTGATGATGCAATTGGCGGTCAGGTGATCAAGCAGATTGGCAACATCGGCATTAACGGTGTCGGGCTATTGTTTGATGGAGGTCCAGGAATTGGTAAGACGACTCACGCAGTAGTTGCTGCTATGGAGTTCATCCGAAGACTTCCAGAAGATGATGTTGAGGCTGCAAAGATCCTGGGTCTGACAGCATCTGATTACGGGCTAAGCGCTAGACCGATCTACTACATGACCTACCCAGAATTTTTGTCTAGAAAAAAGTCAACCTTCGATGCGGATCACGATGATAAGCGCAATATGGTTTATGAACTTGATGGCTTTCACGGACGCTCGAAGTTTGACTGGCTTAATGTTCGCATACTTGTCATTGATGATCTTGGTAAAGAGTACGGATCTAAGTATGACGACAGTTCATTCGATGAAATTCTCAGGTTAAGATACGACAAGGCTCTACCCACAATCGTGACTACAAATGTTAGACTAGAAGATTGGGAATCTGAGTACAAAGAAGCGATGGCAAGTTTCGCACACGAAGCATTTATTAGAGTCCCTATCATTGGTTCTGACCTGCGAGCAGCACAATGAGAGGTAAGAGCATGGAGTCTCCTTGGAGAACCGTTCAAGTTTTTATCTCTGCTCAGGCTGCTGGTATTTTTGAAGTTGAAGTCGATACTGAAACAAAGAAGACACGATGCAACTGCCCTGTGTGGCGTAAGACAGCCACATGCAAGCACGCATTATTTGTTCAGAACAAGATGCGCTACAACAGAGGTCACTACTCAATACTCGTTCCTACAGATATCTCTGAGGACCTAGCGGTAGAGGCAAGCGATGACCCGAAGAAGTTTCGTGAATTCGTGGTCAAGTACGCTAAAGTAGAAGTCATATGAAAGGCGGGGACATTTCAAATGTCTCATCTCTCCAGGTAGTGTGCCTTACTGATGTAGTGATTGCATTGATTGAAGAAGAGACTAGAAAACTTTTGTCAAAGAAGATCGAGTACAAGATTGGCAACATCGATCTACAGAATGCAAACAAATTGTGGAACCTCGCAAACAAGTACGGCGTCTCACTTGAGTTGGCTGGCTACGAAGATCATGGCTGGACAGAAGAGTTACTTGAGAAAGCATTCGACAAGTTAGAAAAGCGTGTGGTCAATCCATTTAACTACTGGCAACTCTATGAGAGTCCAGATGAGTTAGTCGCTGGCATCCCATACCGTGCTAATCTACGGGGCGTCATCGACATCCCTGGAAGAGTTGCACGATACGGATCAGCAGGAGTACAAATAGACAATATGTAAGAGGGGACACTAAATGGCATCTGACAATGAGCATCGCTTAGTCAGCAAGGTCATTCGAGATCGAGACATTGTTCCAGCACTACAACGTGGTGTTACCAATGCATGGTTCTTAGATGATGACAACAAGAGAGTCTGGGATTTTGTCCGTAAACATTACGGCGAGTACAGCGAAGTACCTACTGCTGTAACTGTTAAAGATCACTACCCAAATTATAAAGTCTTAGATGTTCAAGACAACATCGAGTATCTTCTTGACACTATCGTTGACTTCCGTCGTCGCCTCCTTACTCGTCAAGGTCTTGAGAATGCGATCGAGCAACTACAAGACAACGATCACGATGCTGCTCTGCTTGCTATGGAAGCAACGATCACCAAAGTCAACGAGCAGGGTGTCCTCGGAACTCACGAGATCGATCTTACTAAGAACACCGAAGAACGTTATAAGGAATACCAATCACTGCAGAACTCAACCTTCTTAGGAATACCTACAGGGTTTGCAAAGATTGATGAAGCAACTGCAGGACTACAGTCTGGTCAGTTGATTACGATCATCGCTCCACCAAAGACTGGTAAGTCACAGATCGCATTACAGGTGGCGATCAATGTGCACAAGGGTGGAAAGATTCCTATGTTCCAATCTTTTGAGATGAACAACCACGAACAACAACAACGTCATGATGCGATGCGTGCTCACATCTCGCATGGTCGTTTGCGTCGTGGAAAGTTATTACCAGCAGAAGAGGCTCGCTACATTGACACACTCAACGAGATGGAGAAGGAGCACTCCTTCCACCTTGTAGATGCAGTCAACGGAATTACAGTCTCATCACTTGCTGCAAAGATCGAACAGACCAAGCCAGACATTGTGTTTGTTGATGGTGTGTATTTGATGCTTGATGAAGTAAGTGGCGAGATGAATACACCACAAGCAATTACTAACATCACTCGTGGACTTAAGCGGTTAGCGCAACGAATCCAGAAGCCAGTGATTATTACTACACAGACTCTGCTGTGGAAGATGCGTGCTGGAAAAGTTACTGCTGACTCAATCGGTTATTCATCTTCATTCTTTCAGGACTCAGATGTGATCCTTGGTCTTGAGCCAGTAGAAGAAGATGAAGAGATCCGTTTACTCAAGATCGTTGCATCTCGTAACTGTGGACCTAGCGAGACAGCGCTTACATGGCGCTGGGAGACTGGCTGTTTCCACGATGAAGATGAGATGTTGAAGTGTGTTTACTGTTCGAACTGGAACCGAATGTGATTGATGTAGAGCGTGTTCTCCTTTCATTAGACCTCCCACTGTATGCACAGCGTGGCATTGAGGTTAATGGGTTGTGTCCAATGCACAAGAAGCGCACAGGTAAAGAAGATCACAATCCTTCTTGGTGGATTAACTCCGAGACTGGTGCACACATCTGTTTCTCCTGTGGTTACAAGGGGAACATCTACACCTTAGTTGCAGACATCAAAGGCATCGACTACCACGAGGCTCGTGAGTATGTAAACGATAAAGAAGACATGCCGATTGATGCACTGATGAGACGCATCAAGGAACTGCCAGAGTACATTCAAGCCGAAGCACATCCGATTGGAATGTCAGAGGCTCGTTTGGCTGTGTACACCACACCGCCAGCAATCGAATTAAAGAAGAGGTTCCTAACAGTAGAAGCGGTAGAAGCCTGTGGCGTACTGTGGGACGAGAAGAACACTGCATGGATACTCCCTATCAGAGACCCCAATGACTTTTCATTGTGGGGTTGGCAAGAGAAGGGTGCTCGTGGTCGTTTCTTTCGCAATCAACCTCAGGGCGTTAAGAAGTCCAAGACTGTTTTCAATGTGCAGATACTGAAAGAAGATGCACCACTGATTGTTGTGGAGTCTCCACTTGATGCGGTCAGATTAGTTGGGCTTGGTTACAACTCGATCTCAACCTACGGTGCGATGCCTAGCGTTGAGCAAGTTAAGATCATGCGCCGTGCAACAAAGGTGATTGCAGCATTCGATAATGATGGCGCAGGACAGAAGGCATCAGAAGAGATGCGTGGTCATGCTCGCAAGTACGGTATTGAACTTTCTTACTTCAACTACACAGGTGTAGATGTGAAAGATGTAGGAGATATGATTGAGGATCAGATTCACTACGGAGTAAGTAAGGCACGGGACATGATCTACGGCAAGGCGGCGTACCTATGATGGATTTGCGTGATAAGGATCGCCCCTTACATATCTGCGTATGCGGATCAATGCTATGGAATGTACAAGCAATGTTTGAGGATGGGGAAATTTCCCTGTACATGCTAGACATGGAATGTGCACTCTGCGGAACACTAGCCACAGCACCAACCCCGATAGACAATGACATTTAAGGGAACCCTGAAGCCCTACCAGGTAGAGGCTGTAGACCGTATGGTGGAGCGCAAGAAGATGCTTGTTGCTTATGAGATGGGCTTAGGTAAGACCTGCATGACTATCGCCTCCATAGAGGAGTTAAAAGACAACGGTGTAATTACAAAGCCAGTATTAGTAATTGCCCTATCTAGTTTGAAATACCAGTGGGAGAAGGAGATCAAGAAGTTCTCTAACTCCACCACCACTGTGGTAGATGGCTCTAAGACAGTCCGTGCTAAGCGCTGGCAGGAGCGTACAGACTATGTCATCTGTAACTACGAGACAGTAGTAGGCGACTGGGATCTACTGACAGAGTATGAGTGGGGAGCAATCGTCTGTGACGAAGCCACCGCTATCAAAGGGTTTAAGTCGAAGAGATCAAAGGCTGTCAAGAAGTTATCTAACGGTATACCTATTCGTTTCGCATTGACTGGAACACCTATTGAGAACGGCAGACCCGAAGAGGTATACAGCATTATGCAGTTTGTAGACCCAACTCTTCTGGGTCGATTTGATCTATTTGATCAGACCTTCATTGTTCGCAATCACTTTGGTGGCGTACAACGCTACCGAAACCTACCGCTCTTTCATCAGAAGATGCAGAGTTCCTCAGTAAGAAAGGTTCAGACAGATGCAGACGTTGCTCCATATCTTCCAGACACTATTCATCGTGACCCTATGTTTATTGCCTTTGATAAGAAGACGTCTTACCTCTACAACTTCATCGCTGATGAACTAAGCAACGAACTCTTTGAAGCACAGCAGTTACTAGGTGCTAACTTCTCACTGATGGCTCACTACGGACACGACAGCAAGCCAGGAAGTCCTGCAGATCAGTTGCGTGGATCGATCATGTCAAAGATCACTGCACTGCGTATGCTGTGTGATGATCCCAACCTATTACACAAGAGTGCAGATAAGTTTGATGAGCATCTAGGTGAAGGCAGTGCTTACGTCAACAGCCTTAAGACAAGAGACTTACTTGATGGGGTAACAAAGACCCCGAAGTTAGATGCACTCAAGGTGTATGTAAAAGATCACTTAGATACTGATCCAGATGCAAAGGTAGTCATCTTTACTTCATGGGTTGGAATGCTAGAAACCATACAGAAAGAAGTTGGTGGGACTCTGTACACGGGCTACATGAACGCCAAGGAGAAAGAAGCAAGCAAGACCAAGTTTCTTACAGACCCAGAGTGTAGAGTATTCATCTCCTCAGATGCTGGTGGATACGGGGTTGATCTACCTAACGCTAACTTACTGGTGAACTACGACCTACCTTGGAGTGCTGGGCTGGCTGTCCAACGCAACGGACGAATCAAGAGAGCCTCAAGTCGCTGGCCTAGTATCACTATTCAAGACATGTTGATTGCCGATTCGATAGAGGAGCGCCAACATGATATGCTCCAGCAGAAGAACGCAGTAGCCGATGCGGTTATCGATGGCCAGGGTATTAACGCCAAGGGCGGAGTCGATCTGACAGTTGGAAGTCTGATAGGGTTCTTACAGAAAGCAAGACCATAGGGGGAAACATGGCAAGAGTAAAAGCAACAGAAGGAAGAGAAGAAGATCCGCTTATTAAAGATGCGAGAGAATATTCTTTCTTAAAACAACAGATCGAATTCCTTGAGAAGCAACAGAAGGAAGTTCGTGAACGTCTATTCACCACTCTTGATGAGATGGGTGAGACAGATGACAAGGGAAACATCATTGTTGAACTACCTGAAGAGGTAAATGGGTTTGGTGCAGTTGTAAAGCAGCGCCGTGTATCACGCAAGATTGATGAACTTGTTGCAGATGAAATCATTACTGAAAAAGGTATGGAAGATCAACTGTACAAAACAATTCGTGTTGTAGATGAAGATGCACTAATGGCTGCTCTTTACAACGACGAACTTACAGAATCAGAGATTGACTTAATGTACCCACAGAAGATTGTGTGGGCATTGGTTATGAATAAGAGATAACACATGGCTGGCTTACGTGGACAAGACGAGATCGATGCAGCATTTGCTGACCTCGAATACATCCCTGGTTCAAAGAAAAAGCGTCGTGAGTTAGATCCAAAAGTTTCTCGCCGTAAAAGCGGTGAGAGTAATGGTTGGGATTCAAACCCAGTCATTAAAACATTGGGTGGAGTAGAGACAGAAGTATTCACAATCGGTGCGTTAGCGCTTGCATTGGAGAAGACGATTGTTACTATCCGCTTATGGGAACGCAAGGGATACATCCCTCGTGCTCCATATCGTCTACGGTCTAAGACACTCAAAGGTGAGAAGACTGGCGGTAACCGAGTTTACACTCGTGCACTGATAGAATCCTCGATTGAGGAATTCAACCGTAGAGGATTACTCGGTTCTGCTCGTGTAGAGTGGAGCCAACACGAAGACCTGACAGAGGCTTTAGTAAAGCGCTGGAAGGAAATTACATCCACAGAGAGCCGTTAGGCCTCATTACCAGAAAGAAACAAATGCCAATTACAAAGCCACAAGTAGATGCAGATGCATACCTTGACGAGGATAGCGAAACTGCAGTTCCTAAAGTAGGAACAACCGTACAACAGGGATGGGATGCAATCGATGCTCTCGTCACAAAGACAGATGGAGATTTTCCAACTGACTTCCGATTCTCCGAAGAACCACAACTTGTAAAGTTCCTCGAAGATCGTCCATTTGCTTCATACGAACAACACTGGATCGAACGCCCTAAGGGTAAGAAGTCCTTTGTTTGCTTGGGCGACAACTGCCCACTATGCGACGTACTAGGCGACAAGCCTCGTGGAAAGTTCGCATTCAATGTTCTTGTTCTCAGTGGTGAGACACAGGGCGTTCAGATTCTTACAGCACCACCATCACTTGCTCGCCAGATTAAGAAGGCGCATGATGATGAGCGCAAGGGACCTCTTGATAAAGAGTTCTGGGAAATTTCTCGGTTAGGTATGGGACCAACGACACAGTATACCCTCAATTTTGTGCGTGGCCGCGATCTAGCAGAGGAATGGAAGTTAAGCAGTGACGCTGTTGCAGAGACTGTAGCAGCCGCTGTACCGTTCACAGCAGAAGTAATTAGGGAGACCCCTCGCTCCGAAATGCTTGAGGTTGCTCGCTCTGTAGCGTAACTGTACTTCCACAGAGAAGGGGCCTGTTTACTTTCCGTTTCCAGGCTCCTTCTCCTTACAGATTGAGGGATCATGAATATCATTACAACAAAAGAACAGTTAAAAGATCTTGTTGAGTTTTACTCCAAGGTAGATGCGTTTGCATTTGATTGCGAAACAGTTGGTGAAAACAGAATTCAACCTGTAGTTAACGACGTCATGTGGATCTCACTAGCGACAGAAGGTCGCACTGATGTTATTCCCATGGGACACCCGAATGGTGAGTTCCTTCGTTGGGACAAAGAACTACTACTCAGTGGTCAACGTAAACTTGCTGCAGGTAAAGAGTTGAAGGATGCAGACTACTCAAAGAACGAAGCGAAGTGGGTTCCAGTGTTTGATGCGCCACCAGCACAGTTACTCCCTGGGGATGTATTCAAAGCATTAAAGCCTTTGTTTTTTAGTGACAAGTTAAAGATTGGTCACAACGTAAAGTTTGACTTGAAGTCAATCGCTAAGTATTACCGTGGAGAAGTCCCTAAGAAGCCGTTCTTTGACACCATGATGGCATCCTTTATTATCGATAACCGTAATAAGAACATGCTAGGCCTTGCTGCTTGTGCAGAACGTACTCTAAAGGTTAAGGTTGAAAAAGGCATTGGGGCAATGGTTGAGGTTCACTCCTTCAGCGATGTTGCCTACTACTCTGGCTTTGACTCAGAGGTGACATGGAAGTTGTACAAGGCATTAGAGCCACGGTTTGAGGGAAGTCTTAAGCGTGTATGGGCTTTAGAGATGGATGTTGTTGCTGCTCTCTGTGACATGGAGTTAGCAGGAGCCAACATCGATGTAGATGAACTGGTTTTATTAAAGGCACGTCTTGAGAAGGACATCGATCTTGCACGAGCAAAAGCCTGGAAGTTAACTGGAAAGCCTTTCTCTATGAACTCTGTAAAAGAGAAGCAGGAGTTGTTGTTCTCGTCTAAGGAAGAGGGCGGTCGAGGTATTAAGCCTAACCTTCGTATCCGAATTGCATTGACTGCGAAGGGACAGGAAGTTGCTGCAAACACTCCAGAGAAGTTAACTATTCATCATTACTCAGTATCCTCGGATGCATTGGAGTTCTACCGCAAGAAAGATGAACTAGTCGATGCAATTTTAGAGTATCAAGACCTAAATAAATTAATGACAACGTATGTAATGCCTTACCTAGGTGGAGAGATTACTCGTACTACTATGGGTAAAGAGAAAATTGTTGATAAGAAGAGCCTCATGATTAACGGCAAGGTACACACAAACTTTAAAGCCCATGGAGCAGAGACAGGGCGTTTCTCCAGTAGTGACCCTAATCTACAAAACATTCCTAGTAGTGGTGAGTATGGAAAACTAATCCGTAATCTCTTCATTGCACCACCTGGACACAAGTTAATTGTGGCTGACTACTCACAGATTGAACCACGCATTATTGCATCCTTCTCAGGTGATCCAATCATGGTAGAGAACTACAGAACTGGTGGAGATATCTATACCACTATTGGTGACACCATGAAAGTAGATCGTAAGGCTGGAAAGGTATTGGTTCTATCGATTGCTTATGGAGTTGGTCCAGAGAAGATTGCACAAAGCATTGGCTGTTCTGTTACAGATGCTAAAGATTTGTTGGTTAAATTTGAATCACAGTTCCATGACATCTCTAAGTACAAGGCTAAAGTAATTCGACAGGCAACTGGCAAGGCTCCTATACCATACGTGGAGACTATCTTTGGTCGACGTCGCTACATCCCAGAGTTAAAAAGCAATGAACGAGGCCTTAAGTCACGAGCAGATCGTCAGGCATTTAATACAGTTATTCAAGGTTCTGCTGCAGATTTAATGAAATTAGCGATTGTCAGGGCACATTCTTGTTTTACGGATGAACCAAATGCGAATGTTGTTTTGACTATCCACGATGAACTAGTTACTGTTGCCCGTGAAGATCTAGCAGATGAGGTTGCCGAAGCAATCCGTGTGTCGATGGAAGGTATTCACCTACCAGAGATTATAGTTCCTCTTATTGCAGATGTGAAGATCGTTAACAAGTGGGGAGAAGCAAAGTGAGTAATGCAGACTGGTGGGCAAAGCAACTAGGTGCACAACCACAGGCACCACAACAACAGGTCCCTGTAGCACCGCCTCGGCAAATGAATAACCCAATGCCACCCTCGCAACAACCTATGACTCAGTTTCAACAACCGCAGCAACCTGTTTCACGAGCACAGAGTGCATCACAGACTGCTTCGTGTCCAGAGTGTGGTGGCACTAACTATCTGGCTGTACAAAACGCAACGCCTCGTTGCTATGACTGTGGTTATCCAATCAGTCAATCAGGAAGTCGTTACGGGTCATTAACTGGCGCAAAGGTTGAAGGTGCTGCAAAAGGTGCAATCGGAAATGATGTTCAAAGCAATTGGAACCCTCAAGGGATTATCGGGAGAGTAGACTAAATGAATGATGAAGCACGCAAGATTGTTGCAACCCTTAACAAGAAGTTTGGCAACAATGTGGTGGTTATTGCATCTGACATTCGGTCTGATCTTATTCCTCGTATTACTAGTGGTTCTACCACTCTTGACTATGTGTTGGGTGGTGGCTTCCCTGGCAATCAATGGAATGAACTCATTGGCGAACCATCACATGGCAAGACAGCGGTTGCGCTTAAAACGATCGCAGCAAACCAAGCGTTAAAAGCAGATCACACAACAGTCTGGGTTGCTGCAGAGCAGTGGGTTCCAGAGTATGCAGAGATGTGCGGCGTTGACACTAGCCGTGTAATCGTGATTGAAACAAACATTATGGAAGAGGCTTATCAAGCCGTTATAGAGTTCGCAGAATCAAAGTCAGTAGATGCCATTGTTATTGACTCCCTTCCTGCCCTTTCACCTGCCCCCGAAATGGAGAAGGACATGAATGAAATGACTGTTGGAAGGGGAGCACTCCTAACCAACAAGTTCTTTCGTGTAGTTGGTTCTGCAATCAAGCGCAGTCTGGTTGAAGATGAACGTCCAGTGCTCGGTCTCATCATCAATCAGTACCGCATGAAGATCGGTGTGATGCATGGAGATCCTCGTACCACTCCTGGTGGTGAGGGAAAGAACTATGCATTCTTTACTCGTTGTGAGATCCGTCGTGATGAGTGGATTGAGATTGGTCCTAGCGGTAATAAGAACCGTGTTGGACAACGCATCAAAGTTCGTACACTGAAAAACAAAACTGCACCACCACAACGTGTTGCATACTTTGATTTTTACTTTGCAGAAGGTGGCGACTGTGCTGCAGGTGAGTACGACTTTGCAAAAGAAGTTGCATCACTTGCAGTTGTAAAGGAGATCATCCAACGTAAGGGCGGATGGTACTACTTTGGTGAGCGCAAGTGGCAAGGTATTGATCCAGTCATTGCAAGTATTCGTGAAGAAGTTGACTTAAAAGAACAGATTCAAAAGTTAGTATTTGAAACATCAGACCTACCAATGGCGGAGGAAAGCGATGACTAAGAAGTTTGTTGTAAACGACGAAGGCTGGGCACAGGTACTGGAGAAGGGCGTCGAGGATTACACCGACATGTTGTTTGAAGCAGTGTGGGATGGCACAGAGGATGAAATCCCTGAGACATTATCAGGGGAACCATTCTGTGGTTGTGGCACCTGTTTCTGGAGAGAGGCATTGTTCTTCTTAGTACCTCGTTTGATCGAAGGTTACGAGGAAGGCAAAATAGAACTTGAAGACTGAAGGTCAGAAGCAATCTCAGAAGCATGAGAAGAGACTCGCTAAGAAAGTTGGTGGGTCTACTAACGCTGCCTCTGGAGCATTCTGGTCTCGCAAAGGTGATGTACGCTCAAGTGACTTACTTATTGAGCACAAGTGGACAGGCAAGAAAACCAAAACCATTAAATCAGACGAACTAAAGAAGATAACTACAGAAGCAATCCTTGATGGACGAATGCCAGTGTTTGGTCTTCACCTTGATGGAGTGAACTACGTGATTCTTCTTGAAGACGACTTCTTAGAGATGAGAGAGAACCTAGACAACCATGGAAGACTTTGATGAACCAGAGTACGCATGGCGATACAAAGCACGATGTTCAGGCCAAGACACAGATATCTTCTACCCTCCTCGTGACAAGGAGCAGTACAAAGAGATCGCTAACACAGCAAAAGCATTCTGTTTTGGTGAAACAGGAAAGAACCCTTGTCCAGTACGAGCAGAGTGTCTATGGGATGCAGTTAGACGAGACGAGCCTCATGGAATTTGGGGAGGACTCAGCCACCGAGAACGAAACGCCTTAATGAGAAAGTGGCAAAAACTTAAGAAGACTAAGAAGACAACCCACACACTAGAAGAGTTTATTTTCAGTATAGACAAGGAATACTAATGCCTTCCAAGACAGACTTTCAAAAGTACTTAGACACTAAGAAGACAGACAGTCGTCTTACTGGTCATATTGAACGACACCTTATGAAGAAGGCTCCAGGAGATCGAAGCACTACTGTTCTTCACCCTTCAGAGATGATCAAGGCAGACTTCTGTCATCGGTACTCTTACTACCTACTTACTGGTGGCAAGAATATGGAAAAGAACCCTGGTCTAACACTGCAGAACATCTTTGATGAGGGTCACTTCATCCATGAGAAGTGGCAGAACCGCATCTATGAGATGGGTAATCTGTGGGGAGACTTCAAGTGCGTAAACTGCAACGGCATTACCTCTGGACTATCTCCTGAGAAGTGTCAGCACTGTGACTGCAAGACTTTAAAGTATGACGAAGTAAAGATGCTAGATCCTGAGTTACGTATTGCTGGACACACCGATGGCTGGGTAAAGAATCTAGGTGATGACTTCTTGATCGAGATCAAATCAATCGGTGAAGGAACGCTGAGATTTGAAGCACCAGATATTTTGTATGATGCAGATGGTGATCTTAATAAAGCGTGGAAGAATATTCGTCGTCCATTCAGAGGCCACCTATTGCAGGGACAGATGTACCTGGAGTTGGCTCGTCGTATGTTTGGAGATGTTGCTCCTAAGGAGATCGTCTTTCTGTATGAGTTGAAGTCTAACCAGGCGTACAAAGAGTTCACTATCAAGGCTGACTACGAAGTTGTTGATCGGATCTTCTTTAAGGCAGAGAAAATCATTAAGGCAGTCGAGGCTGGAGTAATGCCTGACTGTAATGTGAGCGAAGACGGTTGCAAGCAGTGCAATCAGATTGAGGAATGATGTTAAACCTAGGTGATGGATCAAAGCAGGCTGTAGAGAAGATGAAGGCGCAGAATATCAACCTGTGGCCTGAGCAAGACAAGCAGCCGCCTATGCCTAAGGATATCTCCCTGCTAGAGAGTGACGAACTCAGTGCCCTATTCACACGCTTAACAGCCTGGTCTAACTTCGTAGCGGGACAGTTAGCCGCATCACAGGTAGACGAGAAGGTGCTTGAAAAGCGTAGGGACATGCTGGAAGCAAAGTTGCTGATTATGAAAGACACCAGTAAGGTTAAGGGTGAACGGGTGACCATGATGAAGGCTCAGGTGATGGCTGATCCAGACTTTATGGACGTGGAGGAGCGTTATATGAGTGCCTATGCGTACCGCAAGATGTTAGAGGTTGTGTACAACAACTTTGAACGTGATGTGGCGTTGGTATCCAGAGAAATCACTCGTCGAACTAATGACGTACGAACGGGACGAAAGGATAAGTTCAACACATGAAAAAATTACTTACATTACTTATATCAATTGCGGTACTCGGTACCACAGCGGTACCAGTACACGCAGAGGTACCACCAGCAGTTGTTGTTATTGACACTGGCACTAACACCTCTCTATTTAAGGACAGCATCTCTTACGAGGTTTGTATCTTGTCTTCGTACAAGTGTCCAAATGGAAAGCAGATGATGGAAGGATCAGGTGCTGCAAACCTTCCAGCAACAAAAGACAGGAACTTCAGCCATGGAACACAGATGGTCTCTTTAGTTCTTCGTGTTAATCCATCAGCAAAAGTTATTCCTATCCGTATTGTTGGAATGACTCCTGCGGGTAACCAAGGTTTCTACTCTCTATCAGATGTCAACAACGCTCTTAATTGGGTTGTTGCTAATAGAGTTACGCACAACATTGCAGTTGTCAGTATCTCTCAAGGAGCCATTTTTGCAAACTGCAAAGTTCCAGCAGGATTAGCAGAAAATATTGCAGCCCTTAAAGCAGCCAACGTTCCAGTAGTTGCTGCTGTTGGTAACAACGGTAACCGTACTGCTACACATGCACCCGCATGTTTGACAGACACTGTCTCAATAGGTGCTACAGATAATCCAGGAAGAGGCGCAATTGAATACGATAAAGATGCATCTCCCTACATTGCACGTTATAGCAACGGAGCACAAGGACAGACTGACTTCTTCTTGAATGGTCGTTGGAATGCTATGCAACTTAATGGAACATTAAGATTCACAGCAGGAACATCAGGAGCAACCGCAGCAATGGCTGGTTGGTGGTTACTGAATAGAAAAGCAACCTTTGATGAAACATTTAACGGATTGATGGCAACAACCGTTGATACTAAGAACGAATTCCAGACAGGGAAGTATTTACCGCTACCCTGAGTGAAAGAATTGATTTGAAACACACGGATGCGAAGTGTATAAAAAAGAGGTGGATTGAATGATGAAAAGGGTGTTCCTATCAATCCTCATTGGGTTTTTGTTAGCCTTTTTTTTACCACTGAGTCCAACTTTTGGAGCGGTCAAGCCTGGAGAAAAGTGTCCTACTCTCAACAAAACCATCACGGTAAAGTCAGGGAGTTTGAATTTAGGCACTTTCTCAGTCAAGCAATATATATGTTTGATTGATTATTACGGTAACAAAGTCTGGAAGCCATACTCGAAGCCAATAAGCCTTGAGTCGTCTCGAAACTCAACTGACAGGCTAAAGGCACTAAATGCCCTTGGGCTTGGCAAGTGGAGGCAAGTAGATAATGAGGGCTTTAATGCTCAAGTCTTCATGAGTACCTGGCCTTGTAGAATTTACATGGCTAATGATCTGAATTCCGCAGTAGAAATCTATAATGACAAAGTGAATATCAATTTTTATGGTGGGTTCTGGCTCGGAATACAGTCTCAAAAATGGGTAGTGGATCAACCTTCGACAAGCGACAGGGCTTGCGTTCAGTATTTTTCACGCAAATATGGCGGAAGAATTTATAATGGTAATACCCAAAGTTGGGATAATTACTAAAGTGCTGAAAAGCATCTCCTGGTTATGTGCCTCATTTGTGAGCACACTCCTACTTACTTCTTGTGGATCCACAATTTCAGGTATGCCCCCCACGCAGGCGACAGGCAATCCTCAAGAATCTGTAGAAAGTTCCCCATCGTCAGAGTCCCAAGAAAGTGTTGTTAAAGTTCCTGTCAGCGAGACCGAAAGATTTATTGAGTCAAGCCTTCTTGAAAAAGTGGGGGCAATAACAAAAGTTACTTGTCCAGCAAGAATGGAGGGGCAGATAGGTGATTTCTTTGAATGTTTGGTCGAGAATCTGACCATTCCAAGTGACTCACATTTTGCCGATGTTCAAATCATGAACGAATTAGGAGAGATTAGTTACGTAGTTAGGCGGGACTGAGCCAATTGTGCGCTTGGTGGAGGGTCACCTGGGGCACCGTTTGAATCTAACGTTGGATGCAGCCCATGGATGCAACCAATACTTTCCATAAGTGCCCTTACGGGGGATTTTTGGATTCGACCGATTCAAAATGTGCTTAACTTGAACCTGTAGGTCAAATTTCAAAGGTTAGGCAGCGAACTTTTAATCCGTGGGTCGACGGTTCGAGCCCGTCTGGGCCCACTTAACCATTCAGGTATGGT